ATCTCCCAGGACCCCCACATCGTCAGGGTCTTGTCATCGCCGTCGCCGGTCACCGTGGCCGCGTCACCGAACTGCGCGACCGCCCAGTCACCGGCCTCGGCCGACCCGTCCCACATCACCATGTCGTACTCGGCGGGACGCTGAACTACCCGGAGAATGTCCATTGCATCAGGTCTCCGATCACGTGTTCTTCACGCCGAGCCACAGGTGCGGCGCGGAACCGGCGGTTGTGGATGTCGCGGTCACTCCCGCGGTAGCGGGCGCCGCCGTGTAGGCCCCCCAGCCCGCCACCGAGAACCCCACGGGATTCGTTCCGGTCTGGTAGGTGGTGGCGGTGCGCTGGCGGTAGGGCAGCGCGGCGGTGCCCGTGCGGTAGGTCAACAATGGATACGACGTCGACGTGGGGCACCACGTCGCGAGCCAGTACGTGACCTGCTCGGTAAACACCGTCGTCGTGTCCAGCATCGTCGCGGCGAAGAAATTCGTCGTCGTCACGGTCGCGTTGGACCACGTGCACAGATCCGTCACCTTCGCGCCGGGCAAACCGTTGGTGGCCTCCGACGCGAACACGCTTCCGTTGAGGGCCCACGTGCCGCCCACGTTGCTCGTGAAGTTCGCGTAGACGGCCGTCAGCCGGGCTTTGCGCGTCAGGGTGAACGGCTGGAACAGCACGGTTGTGCTGATCGCCGTGGAGGTCGTTCCGCCCGTCGGCAACGGGTGGTACGTGGTGAGGTTCGCCGCCGCGTTCACAAAGGAGTTGTCGATGGTGGCGAGCTGGCCGGCGTATTGCGAATCGGGCGCCGGTAGGTTGCCCAGGCCACCGTCGATACCGATCGTGAGGGCGTTATCCAGATCTGCTGACGTCCGCAACTGAACCGAAATGGCCATCGGTCCGCCTTTCCGGGCTCAGGCGTTCGTGAATTGAAGCCAGTACAGGGGCGCCATCGTCCCGTTCGAAGCGAACGTCACCGCCGCGCTCGCGGGCGCCGCCGTCAGTGACGACCACGCGGCGGTCGATTCCACGAGGGACGGCTGAGAAGTGTTGAACGGCGTGGTATTGGTCGGTAGCGCCGCCCGGGGCAGGCACGCGGTCATGGCGCTGGAGGTCGCCCGCACATAGACCGACGCTGCCGTCGAGCCGTAGTACCACGAGGCCATCCAGTACAGCGTGAACGGGCTCAGCGTCACGGTGGTCGTCATCGTCGCGGAGATGAAACCGGCAACGTTCGTCGCGATCTTGAACGTGTCCGCGATTTTCGTGGTGGGTAGACCGGTTGTGGCACTGGACGCATACAGCGCGTTTTGAATGGTCGTACCGCTCACGCCGCTCGCGGAACTGACGTACAGGGAAGCGCCGGTGAGAGACGCGGCGCGGGTCACGACGATAGGCCACAGGTAGGCGCTGCCCACCGCCAGAACACCCGTCACGGAGTTCGCCGCCGCTACCGAATACCACCAGGCTTCCCCCGCGGCGGACGCCGACGTGTCGATCGTCCACCCGTGGGATCCGCCGCGCGGCACATCAGGTCCCGGGCAGTAGATCCCGCCGTCGCTTCCGAAACGCACCGCCGTTTCCGCGTCACCCGAGATCCGGGCCGTGAGAGTCACCATTAGACGCCACCTCCCGTCACACGTTGGTGAGCAGCCACCAGGCCATCACCATTCGCGTTCCGTTGTTGGATGTGTACAGCGGCGCGAGTGTGGTCGGCGCCGTCGTCTGCGACAGCCAACTCACGCTGGTGTCCCAGTAGCCGCGTGCGTTCACGGCCGTGAAATGCCCCGTCGTGGACGGTGGCTGCATTTGACCGAGCGGCGTCGGCGTTCCGTAGGCCGGCGAATCCGACGTCTGCCACACGTTGAACGTGGCGCCGGCTGCCCACATCGCCAGCCAGTACAGGCGACGCCCAACGAAGGTGAATGACGGGTCCAGCATGGTCGCGCTCGTGCGGACACCAGAAGCGCTGGTGTCGATCGACCACAGGTCGGTGACTTTGGCGCCCGCCCCTCCAACGGCCGGATCATGCGCGAACACCGCGCATTTCAGCGACCCGCCGGCGCCTGCCGCACTCACGTAGATGGACACGCCGGACGGTTTCGCGGTGCGCGCCACCGCGAAGGGCTGCACGAACGCCGTGTTCGACGGCATGGCGATTGCCGCACCGGCCGTCGTACACGGCAACGTGTAGGCCAGCGCCTGCCCGGAGCCCACCCACGTGTTATCGATGGTGTAGAGCTGGTTGATTCCGCCGGATACCCCGTAGGGCGGGATGAGCGCGAGCCCACCATCGGATCCGAACGTAACTTTGTTTCCCGCGTCGGTCGACAAACGCGCACCGAAGACTAGCGGCATGCCCGTCCTCCTAATTGGTCTCCGGATCAGACCGTCGTGAGACCGAACACGACCGTGGGCGTGTAGTACTGAGCCGGGATCAGGTTCGCGGCGGGCATCGTGGCCGGCGCGACAGCACCCAACGTTCCGCTCATGCAGAAACCGATACCGGACGTGTCGGAGCCGAAGATAACTGTGGCTCCGATACTGGAAATGGTCGCTGCCGTGAGTGGCGGGACCACACGCCGCTGGAACATGCCGTTGTAGGTGTTGTTGTGAATGGCGCTCGCGGTGACATATACCCAATACTGGGTTCCGCCTGCGACCGGAACGGACAGTGTGGGCGTGCTGGCCAGCCCCGCGGCGTTGACCGCGATATTCGCCGACACGGCGCGGTTGAAGGTCTGCGCAGCCGGGTCGAACGTGAACAGCCCGAAGTACAACGTGGCCGCCGACGAATACGCGGTGCAATACAACCCCGCCGTGGTGAGCGTCGCGGCTTTCGCGAACGACACGGGAATGATGAATGCGTGTAGCGCGCTGGTCCAGGACTGCTGCGTCACGGTGGTGATGGCCGGAGGCACGTAGATGTACGAACCGGTTTCGTTGGCGACCATCGGCCACGCGCCGCCGCCGCCGCCGCCCGCAGTACTGATCACGTACGGCGTGGCCGTGGTGCCGACACCGGTCACGCTGGTGTTGGCCCCGGCGACGATCTTCGTTTCCGACCCGTCGACGATCGACGAACCGGTGACCGTCATGCCGCTTCCGGCTTCGATCGCGTCGGTCGTGCCGTAGGAGGTGACCGACACGCCGTTCCCGGCGGTGTAGGCACCCGACGGGGTGGGTGTGACGGTCTGCGACGTCCCGGCGTCGGTAATGTCGTAGACGATCAGGTACTTCGGTTGGCCGCTGGTGACGTAGTCGTTCCACGTCCCGCCGCTGTAAGACACGACGTTCTTCAGCGTGTACGTGCCCGTCGCGGTTGCGGTGAACGGCGGCGACCAGCTGCGCCACGACTGGTAGGTCGACTGGGTGGGGTTGGTCTGGTACCAGTCGATCGCGGTACCGAGGGTGTCGGTGCTGTTCGCTCCGGCCGCGAGCCGCACGTAGACGTTGAAACCTATCTGCGTGGCTGCTGCGACGTTGGCCGCGTTACCGGCAATAGCGACCTGGTAGGTCCGTCCCGCCGTCAGCTGCGCGTTCACCGAGCTATAGAGAACCGAAGCTCCGGCCGCTTGGGCTCCGGCGGCGGTCGTGGACACAGACGAGGCCACCACGTACGCGCCGCCGCTGCCGCCGGATCCGCCGGAGGCGTTGATGACGGTGGGGTCGGCTTCCGACGCGCCGGAGCCGCTGAACGTGATGTTCGTGCCCGCCGCGAGGTAGCGGCCCGGTCCCTGCGGTCCGGCGGGGCCCTGCGGCCCTTGCAGACCGGTGTCACCGGTGTCGCCCTTCGGTCCAGCGGGGCCGGCGGGGCCTTCGGGTCCGGTGGCGCCGGTGGACCCGGCGGGTCCGGTGCTTCCGGTGTCGCCCGTGTCGCCCTTGGGTCCGGCGGGGCCGACCTCGCCGGCCGGTCCACGTTCCCCGGCGGGACCGGTCGCGCCGGTCGCACCGGTGTCGCCCTTGGGGCCCGGATCCCCCGGGTCGCCCTTCGGGCCGGCCTCACCGGCGGGTCCGGTCTCACCGGCGGGCCCGGTCGCGCCGGTGGCACCGGTGTCACCCTTGACGCCCTGGGGACCGGCGGGGCCGGTCTCACCCGCAGGGCCGGCGGGGCCGAGTTCACCTTGTGGCCCGGCGGGGCCGGTAGCGCCCGCAGTACCGGCGGGACCGATGTCGCCCTGCGGCCCGGCGGGGCCGATCTCACCCTGGGGGCCAGCGGCGCCGGCAGGGCCGGTGTCGCCGGTGTCGCCCTTCGGTCCGGGCGCGCCGGGCGCTCCGTCCGCGCCGTCGGCGCCGGGCGCACCATCGGCCCCGGGTGCGCCGCGCGGAATGACAAGGTCGAAGATCGCCGCGGAGCTGGTGCCGGAGTTGGTGACGCTGGCGTTGGTGCCGGGCGCACCGGTGGTGGTGGACCCGACGTCGATGGTGGCCGCGGCCCCGGCGGGACCGGCGGGTCCGGCGCCGGCGTCGGAGGCGTTGACGAGCAGCCCGCCGTCGCTGCCGCGACCCAGCGCGTTGTCCGTGTCGGTGGACACGGCGACGTCGAAGACGCTGCCGGTGTAGGTGAGGGACTCACCGAGGGCGCCGGCCATGGTGGTGACCACGTCGGCGCTGGTCCCGGCGGGGCCCGGCTCACCGGGGTCGCCCTTGTCGCCCTTGTCGCCCTTCGGCCCCGGCGCGCCGTCCGCGCCCGCGGGCCCGGGTGCGCCGTCGGCTCCTGCCGGTCCCGCGGGTCCGGCCGCGCCGTCCACGCCGGGCGTCCCGGCGGGTCCCTGCGGTCCGATGGGCCCGGCGGGGCCCCCATCACCGTTGGTGCCGGCGGGCCCGGCCACACCTTGCAGACCTTGGGGTCCGGCGGGGCCGGTCGCTCCGGCCGGTCCGGGATCGCCCTGCAATCCTTGGGGGCCGGTGGCGCCGGTCGCTCCTGCGGGGCCGGTCGCGCCGGCGGTGCCGGTGGCGCCGGTGGGCCCGGCGGGGCCGGTCAGGCCGGTGTCACCCTTGGGGCCTTGGGTGCCGGTGTCGCCCTTGGGCCCGGCGGGACCTTCCAGTCCCTGCGGCCCGAGCGGCCCGGCGTCCCCGGTGTCGCCCTTGTCGCCCTTGTCGCCCTTGGGCCCGGCGGGACCCATCGGTCCGGGGTCACCCTGGTCACCCTTGGGGCCTTGGATGCCGATGACTTCCCCGTCGTCGCCCACGACCACGCTGGGCACGTACAGGCCACCGTCGGCGCCGAAGTCGACACTGTTACCGGAGTCGGCGGAGACGAGGATCGACAGTTTGCCGTTGCCGTAGGCCAGGCCGTCGCCGGCCGCCCCGGACAGGCTCACGCCGGTGCCGGTCTGGTTGGCCGCGCCGCCGGTCAGGTCCGGCACATCCGACTGGTTGGTGTCGAGCTGAACGTTCTCGGTCTGCGCCTTCAGGTACAGCCGGGAGGTGCCGTCGTCGGGGCCGAGCACGTCGGGGAGGTCCCCGTCGCGCCCGGCGCGCAGCAGCGACCCGGGGACCGCCAGCAGCTGGTCGACCGTGCGAATGTCGGCCGGGGAATCCGAACCCTGGTCGGTGTCCACCCGCACCAGCGCGTACGGCGCGACGTTGGGCAGGCGAAAGTACTTACGCGCCACAGCGGGCCTCCTGCCACCATTCGAATCCGTTCGGCTGGCGCCGGGTGATGTCGCCTGGGGTGTCGTCCTGACCGACCAGCCACGGCGCGCACGCGTACCGGTGGACGGGCAGCTGCCCCAGTGCGTAGTCGATGTGCGTCTTGTGGCCCCGCAGGGCCCCGGCGAGGATCTGCGGGTACCGGGCGAGGTAGGCGTGGGTGCGCAGCATCCGCACCGGCCGCACCAGGCCCGGCACAACCGGGTCGGGCCGGGTCAGGTGCTGCCCGCCGAGGTGGACCAGTTCCCAGTCCGGCGGCAGTGTCAGTTGCGCCAAAGCAACGCCAAAGCACGGCGCGAACACCGCGTCGTCTTCGACGATGAGGACCGGCCCGACCGCGGCGCGCAACGCCCGGACGTGGGAGTCCCAGCACCCCCACGTGCCGTGCGGGTAGCTGTCCCACCGCGGATCGGGCGGGTCGTGACGGGTCTGGTCGGTGGCCGCGAAGATGACCGGCGCAACGTCCAGTCCCGTCGCGGCCCACCGCGTCCGGAAGTTCGCCAGCCGATCGGTTCGTCGTTCCAGGTGGATGACGAGAACCTGCGCCGGCAGCATCAGTCGCTGATGTGGCCCCGGCGGATCAGCAGGTCGATGATGTCCTGCCGCGTCCACGACGGGGTGGGTTCGGTCTCCCCCACCGCCTGGGCGTACTTGAACCAGGCCTGCTGCCCGGAGCCGGGCCCTGAGGTGGGCGGCGGCTGCGGAACGTCGGGGCCGGTGCCGTCCTGGTCCTGTTCGACGAAGGCCGTGTAGCCGGGGGCTTGGGCCACCAGCTCCGGTTCGTCGAACCGGGCGGCCATCGCCGCGACGGCCTCAGCGGGTTCGTCCTCTTCGTAGAGGCCGCCCTTGTGGATGACGTGCTCACCGATGTACGGGCGGGCCCAGTCCGGGATCGGGTCTCCCGGGCCGAACTCGTGATGCACCCCGTCGTCGGTGGTGATGTGAACGAACGCGTTGAACACGTCCGGCGTTATGGTGGGCATTACGCGATCCGCGCGACCATGGTCAGGTTCGGGTTGACGATGACGGGCAGCGCGATGGCCGCCGCCTTAGTCCACAACGCGACGGGGTCGAAGGTTTCCATGGTCCCGGCGACGATGCCGGCCTCGTTACCGGCCAGCCCGTACGCGGCCTGGTTGGCTTCGGCGGTGGTGCCCCACAGGACCCGGCCCAGCTGGGAGGCGTCGTCGCCGCCCGGCAGCAGCAGCACGATGTTGTCGGGCAGCACCCGCGTGGACACGCCGGCCACCCGCACCTGCGCGTCGTAGGTCTCGATGGCGGGCAGCCCGAAGGAACCCATGACGGTGCGCACGTCGGAGTCGCGCACCAGCGTCGCCGCCGAACCCTGCGGGTAGATCAGGTTGCGGATCTCCGCGTTGCGCATGAACAGCTGAAGGTTCTTGCGTGCGGTGACCATCAACCCGAACGGCGAGCCGTTCACGGCGGTGTAGGTGTCCTGCCAGCCGAGCAGGTCGGTGACCGGCTTGGAGTTGGCGGTGTCGCTCCACAGCACCGGCGCGGTGACCGTCTGGGACGGGGCCCGGCCGAAGTCGACCGCGGCGGCCACACCGTTCTCCTGAATGGTGACCTTGCCGTTGACGAGCGCGTCACCGCGGGCCAGCTCGACCCGGGCGCTGATGGCGCGGGTGAGGCGCTCCACGTCGCTGAAGATCGCGTTGCGGATCTCCGGCTCCATGTTGCGGGCCTTGAGCCGGTCGTACTCACCCAACCTGATCTTGCGCGAGAGGGGCGGCAGCTGACCCTGTGTGCGGGTCACGCCGGGCCGTGCCGCGAGCGGCGCCTCAGCGTCGTAGCTGCGGTAGGTCGCGGCCTCGATCAGACCTTCGCCGCCCTGGAAGAAGCGGTAGTCCAGATCGTTGATGGTCTGCGACGGCAGGAACCGCGAAAGGGTGAACTGGTTGATTTCCAAGTCGGCCAGGCTCCGCCGGGCAAAGCCCGTCAGTTCGGCCGGCTGGCCGTAATCAGTGTAGAGATACATCGGTTAGTCCCCCCTTTCTCAGACGAACCAGATCCGGCCGGCCACGGCGGCCTGACCGCCGGCGTCGACAGGAATGGGAAGCTTCGCCGAGACGATCCGGCCGTGGTCCAGAAGCGCACCGACGACGTCACGGCTGGGATTGCGGACCGGCACGGAATCGAGGAGGAAACCCACCAGGGTCCCGGCGCCATTCGCACCCCCCGACGCGTACGCGGTGTACTTTCCGGCGTCGGCGCCGCCCGTGTACTGGGCCAGTGGCGTACCCGAGGGAATGAACCCGTTCGGGAAGTGAGTGTTCTGTGTGAGTGAGCTGGTCACGATCGTGACCGAACGGGCATTGGTGGTGCCGTGCTCACTGCCCAACCACGTCTGGTCTCCCTGAAGGAATGACTCAGACTGCAATGCGAGATCCATCGCGTCTCCTAAGTGAACAACGGAGGCGCCTGGCCTTTCGCGTGCCGCTGCTCCCACAGCGCGGCCCCTGCTTCCAGGCCCGCCTTGGGTGCGCCTTCACGCTGGCCTTGACCGAAGCTGCCGGGCCGTGTTGTGGCCGCGGCGCCGTTGACCGGTGGCGCTATTCCGTCAATGAATGAGGTGACTTTGGCCGTGTCGACGTCGCCGGCCTCGGTCAGGAAACGGCTGGTGTCCACACCTGCGACCAGCGCGGTCACCGCACCTTCGGACAGTCGCCCGGCGGCTGCGGCCTGCAAATGGGCCTGGACGAGCTTGCCGCCGAACTCGGTGCGGGCCTTCGCGTAGGCCGCGTCTTCCGCTTCCTTCTTGGCTGCGTTGAGGGCCTTTTCCTGTTCGGGCTTGGATTCCTCAACGAACTTGTCCCACTGCGCCGCGCGTTCCTTGACCTGGTCGTAGTCGGCGTACTTGGCGCGCTCACGAATGAGGCGCTGTTCCACGATCTTGTCCAGGTCCGCCTGTGTAAACGAGGCGTTGGAAGGCTTCGCCTGCGTGGTGTTGGGCTCCCCCGCAGGTGCTGTGGAATCGCTATTCGATTGTGTGTCCTGCCCGCCCGTGGGCGTGGTGGTGCCGTTGTCGCCTGTCGGCTGACTCATGCTGGATTTCCCCCCGCTTTAGGCCCGTCGGCCATTCCCTGGGTTTATGGCGTCGGCTTGTCCCGGTCGGTGTCCTCGCGGACGTCGGCCGGCCCCCTCCACCGATTGCCCTTGTATGTGAGCACCGGCCCCAGTTCGCCGTGCTCGTGAACCGAATACCGCGTTTCTTTCAGCGCTTTCATTCGGTTCGAACCCGCGTCCTCGTAGATGGACTGCAAGTCGTCTTGGTTGATGACGTCCCCGACGTCGTACTTCCGGTCGGTCACGGCGAGCGTCAAGCAGTTGCACCGGAAGTGCAGCGGCTTCATTTCAGCCTTGTTGTAGACCCGGGTGGAGGCCACGATGCACAGGCCGCAGGACGCCCCGGATTTGGCGAGTTCGGGGTGGATGACCCGGCGGTAGTACAGCACCGTCTTCTTGGCTTTCACGAACGCGTGTTCCTGCTGGCGTACCGCCAGGGTCACGTCCATGTCGGCGAGTTCTTCAGCGCGCAGCGCCGCGAGCTTCGCCGCTTCGGCCGCGGTGGCGCCCTGGGAACGCTTGTACCGGTACTCGTCGGCCACACGCCCGTACACGGAGTCGTGGTCGATGCCGCGGAGCCGGGTCACGTCGACCTGCTTGACGGGTGTCGCGGTCTTCCCGGTCAGTTCGGTGAGCACCCGCGCCTGGAACGCGTTCGTCAAGGCCGCGGCCTGGCGCTGGGAGACCTCCACGAGCTTCGCCACGTCGGTGGCGTACTTGGTGATGGCCGCCGAGTCGTACCAGTCGGCTTCGCTCATCGAGCGGGTGCGCGCGACGGCGGCGTTGACCGCGGACTTGGTGGCCTTGTTCTGGGCGTTGGCGAACGCCCGGATCAGCACCACGATCGCCGCGACCAGCGCCGCGAGTTTCGCCGCCGCCGACTCGTCCTCGTCCTCTTCGGGAGGCTGGTTGGTCGGCTGCTGCGCGGGTCGGGTCTGGGTGGCCGGCTGCGTCATCTACGCTCAGCCCCGCCGCGACCCACCAAAGATGGCGGCCGGCTGGTCTACGTGGGTCATATGGCCAGCCACCCCCCGTCAAATACCCGTCAAAGAAACCGTCGGGACGTTTGCGCAGGTCAAACGCTGTGACATGGCACTGAAGAGAGTGCGGGGGCCTTAAACCATCAAGGAACTACGTCTTCTGCCCGAGGAGTTTTTGGCCGGCCGCGGCGCGCTGGGCGTTGAGTTGAAGCTTCGCCGGCATGTTGCCCATCGGGACGCTAGTTCCGGCCTTCGCCGCGTTCACTGCCGCCATTCCTTTTGGGGCAGCACCACCACCGGCCCCGCCGGTGGCGTTCGCGGTCGCGGCGGCAGCGGCGGCCTGGGCGGGTGCGGTGATCTTGGTGGTCTCGGCGAGAATCTGCGCTTGCAGCAGCTGGTCATCGAGACGCTCGGCCTGCATCTGGTCCACGCGCTGCGGGCTGAAACCGATGATGTCGGTCATGATGGTGCGCCACGGAACTTGCGCGGTGGTGGCCTTCGTCGCCGCGTCCAGCCGCGCGGCGAGGGATTCACGCTCGGCCGGCTTCCAGATGACGTCGAGCTGGTCGAGGTCGGCGCGGCCGGTGTCGCCGAGCCACAGGAACGCGTCCGACATGACGTCCGACCACACGGCGCTGGCGCGGGCCATGCGGTCCTCAACTTTGAACACCAGACCCTCGCGACTGAGCGCGGCGCCCTCCGCGGACTGGTTCGCGCCGGAGGGGGTCAGGTAGTGCAGCGGTGTGCGGGTGACCGCGGCGAGGTTCTCCACATCCGACTTGATGGCGTTCAAGATGGGGGTGAGGTCGATCGACTGGGATTCCCAGAACTCCACCAGGTCGGGGACCTGCCAGAACGCGCCCGGGTCGGAGACGAGGATCTCGGAGTAGTCGATCTCGTTGCCCTGATCGTCGTACTGGGGCAGGTTCTTCACGGCCCGCTGCCGGAACGCCTGATAGACGCTGATCGTCATCCGCTGAAGCACTTCGTGGTCGATGCGCTTGAGCAGGTCTAGGTAGGGCTCGAACTCCGCGACGCCGTGTTCGTTGCGGAACCGGTGGACCGGCAGCATGTTCGGGTCCGGCAGCGCCTGCGTGCGTTCGGTGTCCCACTCGAAGAGGTTCGCCGCGAACGTCGGCTCCGGCGACGGCCCGGTGTTCCGCGAAACGTCGCGGCGCGCCACCCACAACTTGCCGGGCAGCCACAGGTACGCGAAGTCCGCGGACTCGATGTCGTCGTGGAACAGTTTGAACGCGGCCAGCCGGCGGCGTTGCTGCGCCGGGTCGTGTTCGGTGACGATCTGCCGCGGGTCCTCGTAGGTGATGACCGGGACCTTGGTGATCGGGTCCGGGGGTCCGACGATGGCGTAGGAGTCCCCGAAGCGGAACATGCCGCGGTGCACCTCGGCGCTCTCGACGGGCATGCCGGCGCGCTGCCAGATCCGCCACGCCTCCGCGTCGCCGGTGATGTCGTCGTCGGCGCTGGTGCGGATCCCGACGGGTGTCATGCGTTCCCGGACGGCTTCGCAGACCAGCCGCGCGAAGTTGGTGCGGCTGAACGGGTGGAAGCTGGCGACGGCTTCACGCTGGTTGCGGGACATCCCGGGTAGCGCCGGCACGCCCCGGTACCGGTCGTCGAGGTCACGGAGCCGCTGCTGGCGCTTCGGGTCCACGAGCCGGCTGTAGAGCCGGTGCATCCACCAGCCGGGAGACTTCGGTTCCTCAACGTCGAGGGACACGGCTCACCCCCGAACGGCTACTAGGGTCGATCGGATGGACGAATCGAAGGTCTTCGCACCGTTCACGCCCGCGCAGGTCGCCAACCTCAACGGCTTTCAGGAGTCCGGCGTGGGTCATGCCTTCACCTGCGCCGACCACAGTGACCGGCGGCTACTAGCCCGCGAGCCCGGCTGGGAGTGCCCCCGCTGGGACTGCAACTACATGCAGGTGTGGGCTCATGCCTGGATGGCTGACGGAACGTGGCGCACCTACAAGGCGTAGGGCTTGGGTTCTTTGCCCATGACCCACGGCTTGGCGTTACCGGTTTTCACCAAAACTTCACCGACGTTTTCGCCGGTTTCGATTTTCCAGATTTTCGCGTCGAACCTGCCGCCGTACTTGTCGACGGAGATCGACTCCACGACCAGCTCGGTCCCGGGCGGCAACAACTTCATCAGGAACGCCTTCGACGCCTGCCCGGCGATCGTGTTCCTCTCCGGGGCGTCGATGCGGGCGATGCGGCAGCCCATCCGCACCCACACGTGGAACCCGAGGTCCACATCGCAGGCCACGGTGTCCCCGTCGGTCACGCCCACGACGCGCGCTTTGCGGTTGAAGAACACCGCGGGGACGGCGCCGGGAATGGGCTTGGGCATAGCCTCACCCCCGTGAGTGACTTCTGGAAGGCCGAAGCGGAAGCCGGCCGCGGGTTCCTCGCCTACCAAGCGGGCGCTAACCGGGTCGTCGCGGACAATGTGCTGCGGCTGCGTCAGGAACGGGGCTACAGCCAGACGAGGCTGCGGGAGCTGCTCGCCGAACACGGCTGGCGCCCCAGCTCGTTGGACATCATCCGCAAGACCGAGACGGGGCTTCGGCGGATCAGCGTGCAGGAGCTGGTGGCGCTGGCCGGTGCGCTCGGTGTGGAACCCACGCAGCTGCTGGCGCCGCCTACCGGATCCGCTTCGGGGCGTACCGACGATCGGTGAAGGTGCCGTAGCCGGCCGCGATCGCATCCAGCCGGGCCCGCCACGCCAAGGTGGCCGCGACCGCCGCGTCGATCTTGTGCGGCGACTCGGGGAACTCCTTCGCGATGCTCAATCCGGCGCGGCCCATGCGCCGGCGGGCATTCAGCACGTGCCGGGTCAGGACCGCCGAACCGTCGTGGGTGAGTTCCTTGTCCACCACCGCGGTGTGGAACTCTTCGAGGGCCCGAACGGTGTGGGTGGCCCGGCCGCCGGTCATCCACCATTCACACGGGTGAGAGGACGTCACCTTCACCTTGAGCACGTCGTTGTATTTGGCTTCCCACTGGGACACGAACCCTTCCCACCGGGCCGGGTCGGCGTAGAACCCGATGACCTTCCACCGCTTGAACGCGGTGTGCACCGCCGCGTCCACCGCCGTCGTCGGGACTTCCCACGTTTTGGCCGCGGCGCCCTGGGGTTCCTCCCACACGCCGATCTCGAACACATGCCCGTCGGAGACCCGGCACCCGATCAGCGCCGTCGCATCCGTCGTGGAGTGGGTGCGTTTACGCGAACCGTCGAAGCCCATCACGATCACGTCGCGGTCCGCGATGATCTTCGACGCGTCCGCACACCCGGCCCATTCGGGCTGGGACAGCCACGAGTCCGCGGCGGAGGTGATCTGGTTCAGATAGAACTGCCGGGCCGTCTGCGGGTCGGTGGAGGGATCCCAGATCTCGTGCATGATCCGGTCCACATCGACCCAGCCGCCATTGTCGGTGCACGAATCCCCGTAGGCGTACACCAGGCCCGCGCGCAGAGACTCCCGGTCCTCTAGGTCGGTGTGCGCCGGGGCCTCACGGTGGTCCCACAGCAGCCCCGCCTCCCGAACGCGGCCCTCCCGTATGGCGGCGGCGTACTCGGCGGACTGCTCGGCCACGGACCCCAGCCCCGGAACGTACGCGTTGGGGGCCTCGATGCTGCTGCCGCTGGTCTTGCCCAGGTTCCGCCGAATCGTCGCCGCAAGCCTCACCCCACCGTTGGGCTGATCCCAGGACTCGGTCTGGTCGAGAATGCAGAACACCGGCCGGTTGCCTTCACGCGACGTAGCCGCGGAGGTGACGAACTCGATCCGGCCCGTCGGCAACGCAATGAACGACTGCATCGGGTCGAGACCCGGATAGTTCTCGATGGCCGGGCCGTTGCGAAGCATTTCCAGAAGCGGCGCGTAAGCATTCTGGGTCTGGTCTTCCGAAACTGCCGCAACCTGTACCCATGGCGTGCGGAGACTGGCCCACGGCCGCCCCACCGGTTCACCGTCGGCAGCCCAGCCGTCCGGAACAACCGGAGCAAGAGCCTCCGCTGCCGCGATCGCACCGAGGAACGGGCTTTTGCCCGAGCCTTTCGGCCGGCTGTACACCCCGCGCCGATAGAGCCGTTTCCCCGTGAGTGGGCTGATCGCGTAGAACTTGAACAGAAACTCGGCCTGCTCACGCGTCGGGTAGAACGGTTCATATTCGGCCCGGTCCGGCGCCGCCAAATTCTCGATCATCCAGTCGAGCACCAGCGGGCCGAGCGTCGGCAGCTCGCCGGTATACCGGGGGCCCCGCCACGGCATCTACGCCCGCTCGAACAACCGGTCGAACATCTGCGGGTCGTAGTACTGCGTACCTCCAGGGCCGAGACCCTCTTGGCGGACGACCCAGCTGCTGGCCGGCAACACGTGCTCCCGGTCGAGCGCGTCCTGGACGATGATCTCCTCACCGTCGCGCCGGACGTACGGGTAGTTCTCCACGATCCACGCGGCGGACTCGTCCGTACCGTCCCACTGCACCGCGGTATACCGCGACGGCTTGTCGACGTACCCGGCCGGGGTCACGCCGTCTCGTCCTTCACGATGCGGATGTCGCCGTAGCGCTTCGCCGCCGCGGCCCGCCGCTTCTCCTCGGCCTCGCTGACCTTGATGCCGCGTTCCTGGTCCTCACGCCACGACATGCGCAGACGAAGCCTGTCCAACGGCGTGGCACCGAAAGCGGCCTCACGCTGACGCAGCTCCGCGGCGTACTTGACCTCGAACGTGCGGAAGAACTTGTCCGCGACGAACGCGGTCGTCAGCAGCGACTGCCAGTCCGATTGGCTGAACACCGCCGCCTGCGGCGCCTCACGCCAGTTGTTCCACCAATCGGTGGTCAGCGGCGACCACTTCAGCTCGTGCAGCTCACCCTCAGGGTCGACGTAGATCGTCGGCAGCTCCGGCGGCTCACCCGGCTCGAATACCAGCTCGATTTGCTGAATGGTGTCGGCGTTCTGCCGGGCACGCTGAGACTTCGGCTTCCTAGCAACCATGGTTACTTCCCCCGTAGACCCGGATGGCGCTCCGGTGGGCGTCGATCGGAACGGGGACGGGTGCCCCGGTCTGCGATCGTCTTTTGGTCATGATGCGTGTGGCAGAGCCATTGCAGATTCGCGAGCGAATGATCGTGCGGGTCGCCGATGTGGTCGCAGTCCGTGCCGGGCGCCACGCACCGCGGGCCGGGCAGCGTGTTGGATCGACCGGGTAGCCAGCCGGGCCATTCGCAGCGTCCCCAGGCGCGTTGCCGGGTGTGGGCCACACGGCGGGGCCAGTCCGGCGGCAGTTCCTGCCGGCGGCTGGAGTTGCGCCAGCCGGAGGTCGTGGGCATTACTTCTGCTCTGAGGCGGCTTTACCGGGTCGTGCTCCGGTGGCTCTCTTGTGCAGGTTGCTGCATAGGCCTTTGACGTCGACGCTGGCCGGCACCTTGTCCCGCAATGCGCGTACGCACCGGTCGAAGTCGCCGGCTTCGCCCCAGCGGATTTTCAATCCGCCTTCGCCGGTGGTCCAGTACTTCATGAGGCGCTCGGTAGCGGCGGCCTGGGATGGAGTCTTCGCAGCCATGTTGTCAAGCACCGCCCCGGCGTGTCGCAGGACAAAAAGTTTGAATCACCGTAAAAATGTTTAGCGCCAGAACGGGACGGTCCGGCTCGCCCTACCCCCGGGGGGTACCCCCCCCACCCCATCGCGCGCTCGCGCAGATGCACGTGCAGATGCACGTGAG